CACGGAGAGTACGTCGTGACCTGGCCGGGCCGGGATCTCGGCAAGCCTGTTTTCCAATACACGGGCGACTGGATGAAAGCGAACAAGGCACCCGAAACTGCATGGAGCGTAGGACAATCGTGAAACTGAAGTTTGTACGGTCGTGGCGTTCCTATTGCTCCGGCCAGACGGTCGACATACCCGGCGGCCTGGCCGCTGAACTGATCGCCCGAAAAGTTGCAGTCGAGGACAAGCAACAGCAGTTGATTGAAACCGCTGCTGTCGAAACGCCAGTTAAGACGGCCGACGCCACGCCACGCAGGAAACGCACGCGATGACGTACCGCAGCCTCACCAGATCGTCTCAGCCTGTCGTTGAGCCCGTGACCATCACGGATGCCAAGGCCCACCTGCGCGTCGACACGGACGCCGACAACACCTACATCATGGGTCTGGTGGCAGCAGCTCGAGCATGGGTCGAGGAGTATCTGGACCGCTCGCTGGTGCACACGCAGTGGACGATGAGGCTGGACGGATTCCCGCCGAACGGCCTCGACAACCTCGAGCTACCGAGGCCGCCGATGGCAACCGCCTCGGCCGTTTCCGCGGTAGCGATCACGTACACCACGGAGACCGGTGCTGTGGTCGTGTTTCCGTCGCACGAGTACCGGGTCGACCGGAACTCCACGCCGGGCGCAATCAGTCCGCTGTACGAGCAGGCGTGGCCAGTGCATCGCCGCGACGATAACTCCGTGACGATTACGTGGTGGGGAGGGTACGGCGAGGACGGCCGCAGCGTACCCACGCAGATCAAGCACGCGATGCTGCTGCTCGTGGCTCACTGGTACGACCGGCGCGAGTCTGTCTTGACCGGCACTGTGTCCAAGGAAATCGAGTTTGGCGTGAAGTCGCTGCTCGACTCATGTCGCTGGGGAACGTACCGATGAGCTCCACGTACACACAACTTCCCGGCCAGCTTGGCCTCTCGCTGCGGCGTGGCGACGAGCTCAGCACGGCCATCGACTTCTCGCCGACGACGATGACCGGCTACACGGTGTCGGCCGTCATCACGTCGCTCGTCACTGGAAACACGGTGACAGCATTCACGACCACGCTGACCAACGCAGCGGCCGGTATCGTGAACATTGCACTGACTGAGACGCAGACCACGGCTCTGCCGGTCGGCACCTACGGATGGCGTCTTGAGTGGGATGCACCCGGCAGCGTGCGGCGTACGGCCTTGCAGGGCCTCGTGGAGGTAGTCGGGTGACGACCACCGCAACCGTCAACAGCAGCCCGATCACAGCCACCGTATCCGGTGCGGCTGTGTCGGCGACCGTCACGAGCTCGAGCACGTCGGCGAGTGCGTCCGGCGGAGTCGGGCCTGCCGGAGCAGCAGGCGCGGCGGGCGCGGCCGGAGCCACTGGACCACAAGGCCAAGCGGGAGCCACGGGGCCAGCGGGTGCTGCAGGCGCCACGGGCTCGCAGGGTGCACCGGGACCGCAGGGGCCGCAAGGTGCCACAGGACCGCAAGGCGACACCGGCCCGCAAGGTGCCACAGGTCCAGCTGGTGCAGTTGGAGCCACGGGAGCCACTGGTGCGAAAGGCGACACAGGGCTGACCGGTCCGCAGGGGCCAGCCGGGCCAACGGGTGCCACAGGCCCGGCTGGAACGACCTCGTGGAATGGACTCACGGACAGGCCGACCACGTTCACGCCCACCAGCCACGCCAGCAGTCACGCCGCAGCAGGGGCCGATCCGCTGACGCTGTCGGCGAGTCAGGTGAGCGGGCTGGCGACTGTGGCGACGAGCGGATCGGCAGCGGATCTGTCGGGCACGCTCGCGGATGCAAGACTGAGCGGCAACGTGGTAACGAATGCCACGTTTCTGTCGCGGCTGTCCATGCCGACCACGGCGGTCGAGACGTTCCCGCGAATGGTACTCTCGTTCCTCGTTGCTACCAGCGGCAACGTGCTGTATTCGTTTTTCACGCCGTTGACCACGCTGACTGTCTCACAGGTGACTATGCTTTCGGGCGGCACGGCTGCGGCTGGCCTGACGCTCGCCCGCATGGGGCTGGTCGAATACGTCGAATCTACTGGTGTCGCCACGCTAGTGGCGAGGACGGCGAGCGATACCAGCCTGTTCGCGGCGACTCGCACGGCCTATACGAGATCGTTCGATACCGCTGGTGGTTTCCCAGCCACATACACATTGCAGGCTGGCACTCGGTACGGCGTGGCTCTTCTTTGCATCGGTACAACCATGCCGACGATCCAAGGCAACTCGGGCCTGGCCGAGATGTCTGCGCTGACGCCGAGGCTCACGGCAATCCGCACGTCGCAGTCTGACCTGTCCACGGTCACCGCTACAGGCGCACAGTCTCAGGTGCTGTACGCGAGGTTCTCATGATCACTACCTATCTCGGCATCATCGAAGGGCTGCACACATGGGAGGTCCGTGACGAGAGCGGCAACGTCATCGGCACCAATCAGTCGGAGACGCTCACGCCAGCCGTGCCTGCAAGCGTCTCCGCCCGCCAGATACGCCTCTGGATACTTAGTCAGGGCATTAACCTCGCACAGGTCGCCGCGGCCATCGACGCGATCCCTGACACGCTCCAGCGGGATTTGGTTCGGGTGGAGTGGGAATACGCGCCATACGTCGAGCGATCGCACCCGTTCCTAATTCCGCTCGCTGCGGCTCTCGGGCTGACGGAAGAACAAGTCGACCAGGCGTTCGTTGAAGCCAGCCAGCTATGAGGGCCACATGATCCGACCAGGCGACTTACGCGAGCGGGTGACTGTGCAGGTGGCCAGCGGTACCACCAATGCTCTCGGCGAGACCGTGCTGGCGTGGTCCGACTCGTCGGCTGTGTGGGCCAGCGTCGAGGGCGTGTCGTCCCGCGAGGCCCTGTCGGCAGGCCAGCAGGAAACCACCGTGACGCACAGGCTACGGCTGCGGTATCTGCCCGGCCTCACTAGCCAGATGCGGTTCGCGTGGCGTGGCCGCACGCTGGAGATCGCCAGCCTGCTCGAGCACGGGCACCGCACCGAGCACGAAGCCATCTGCATGGAGCGTCGCAATGGCTGAGCAAGTCGGCATCAGAATCACTGCAGACATCCCTGGGCTTGAGGAGATCCGCAAGCAGATCCTCGGCCTAGGGAAAACACTTTCTTCAAAGTACATGGCGTCCGGGTTGCGGAGTGCTGCCGAAAAAGGCGGCACGCGCGAAGCACTCAAAACACTCACGCCTCGCGGGCCGACCGGCAACCTGCGGCGGGCGATTGCCGTGAAGAGCAAGCGTTACCCAAGGACGGGCGTCGGCATTGCCATCCTAGGGTTTCGCTCCGGTCGCAAGATGAACGAAGCGTACGACAACACAAAACTCGGCTACCACCAAGGACTGGTGGAGTTCGGAACGAAAGAGCGTTTCCGCCGCACGAAGGACGGCCGCAGGGTGTCGACCGGGAAAATGCCGGTCGGCGGCTCGTACGGTCGCCCGCCGGTGCGGACTGCGTGGGAGCAAACCCGCGCGAGGGTCGAATCGCTGATGCTGGAGGAATTGACGACGGCGTTTGAAAATGCCGTCCGGGAAGTCGCTTCCAAAACCAAGGCTGCACAAGGGCCGTTCTGATGGCTTTGAAATCTCCCGAGGCGGTTCTGAGAAACGCCCTCATTTCGGACACCGACGTTCAGGCGTTGGTAAACGGCCGGATCTACCCGCTGCGGTACGTCGGGCCGTCGCCGATCCAGTTTCCGATCATCATCTGGCGGCGTGCCCGCGTCCTGCGTGAATTGACTATGGCCGGGGCACCGAGCGGCCTGCCCAAGTTGACGATCGAACTCTACGTCTACGGCGCGACCTACGAGGCGGCGAGAGATCTGGCGGATAAGTGCCGTCGCGTTCTGGATGGGTTCGCTGGCACTTTCGACAATACGGAGGTGCGGCGGTCGCTTCTGATGGACGAGGCCGACGACCTGGTGGAAATCGACGGCGCGGAAAACTCGCTCTATCTCGTTCGACAAACCTACGACCTTCTTTGGCTGGAGAACTAATTCATGGCAAGCCACGCTCAGGGCACGACTCTTACTTTTGCTGGCTCAACCTACACGGTCACGAGTATCACCTACTCGATGACCGACGTGTCGGCGGGCGACACGATCGACGTTTCGCACCTCGGACTGGCGGCGGGCAGCAACGTGCTGACAATGGATCGACCGCTCAAGGGTTCTGCCACCGACACGGGCCGCGAGGTCAGCATCGAGTACTTGGGCACCGCGCCGATCGCTGACGGGTCCACCGGTCAGCTGGTAATTGGTGGTGGCATGTCGCTTACGGCGGCCGCCACTGTTAGTTCGTCCAGCGTCACGCTGACGGTCAACGACGCCACGCGTGGCCAGGCAACGTTCCGGGTCGCGCGAGTCTAGTCACGGAGGTTTCCGTGGCGACGTACTCGCAGGGCTGTGTAGTTTCGTTTGCCGGGTTTTCGATCACGGAGCTGACCAGCGTGCAGCTGGAGCTGGGCGGCGGCATGCCCGTCAGTCGCAGCGGCGGCTATGCACCTAGCGGCGGCAGCGTGAGCGTCGAGGGACTCGCTCCAGCCAATTTCAATTGGGGCCAGTACGGCAATCTCAGCATCAGCGGCGGCGGCGTGAGCTTGACATACAACGCAGTATGCACAGGCAAGGGAGCCACTGCGGCTGCCAACGATGTGACGCGTTACACGTTCACGTTCGACCTGATTGGATGAACTATGGCACTGACGAAAGAACAAATTCTCGCCGCTGACGACTTGGGCCTCCTCGAGGTCAAGGTTAAGGAGTGGGGCGGCAGCGTCTTCATTCGCGTGATGACATGCGGCGAGCGTGACTCGTACGAGAACGACTGGGTGGCGAACAAGGGCAAGGGCGTCGAAAACTTCCGCACGAAGTTCCTGGCACGTTGCCTGTGCGACGAAAAGGGCGCGAGGCTGTTCACCGACGCGGAAGTGGAGCAGCTGGCGAAGAAGTCGGCCAAGGTCATGAGCCGAGTGTGGGCTAAGGCGATGGAACACAACGCACTCACCGACCGCGACGTGGAGGAACTCGCAAAAAACTAGCAGTCCGCCCGACGCGTGTTTTTCTGTTTCGTCTGGCGGCACATCTCGGAATGACGGTCAAGAAGCTGTGTCAGGAAATGGACAGCCGGGAGTTTGCTGAGTGGATTGCGATTCACCGGCACTTCCACCCACTCCCTGACGCGTGGCGGCAGACGGGCCTGGTGGCCAGTGCGACGCTCGCGCCGTACTGCCCACGCGGCAGGACGCCGAAGGTCGAAGACTTTGTTCCGATTGTGAAAGGCCCGCAGCACGAACTGCAGATACAGGAAGCGTTGGAACAGTTGGCGAAAGACTTGGCGGGTGAATAATGTCGACGGTAATCGGACTCGGCGTGCAGTTCTCGGCCAATGCCAGCGGCATGACCAAGGGACTGTCGCAGGTCGACAGGCAGCTGCAGAACCTCGGCAAGCAAGCGGCGGCGGCGGCGTCGCTCTTTGACTCGTTCACATCCTC